CTGATGTACTAATACCAGAGATACGAACAGGTGTATCAATTGAAAGATCTGTGAGAGTTGAATCTAAATCGACTGTAACTGTTGTAGATGCGGTTGCACCATCGCCAGCCTTGATGGATGAAATACCAACCTGTTGTCCTTTTGAACCTACAATACGATACTCTTCAACTCTTGTTTGGAAGTCAAGACTACCTGATGGGAAGTCTGGTTCAATTGGTCTTCCTGTACCAGCATCATATACATCACCAACCTTTTGATAGTACATATCAAGATCAGTTGATGTTGAGGTTACATCAATGAAACTATCTTTAATACGAACTGCGTTTGCACCGTCAGCATATTCAAAACAAGTGAGTTTGTGATGTGAGAAACTTGGTGTGAATAAGTTTGCAGTATAGTCTTTATAGACGTTACCTGATGGATCACCATCAAAAATAGTGAATGATGAAATATAACAAGCACCTGTTAGTCTGAATATTGAAGATGGATCAATATTATTATTTTCTGGATCGGGAACATATTTTGGTCTTATCTTTGTCTTACGGAGATCTTTACCTACAATTGATGTGCCTCTTGGAATGATTACACCACCACGAACACTATTTAATTTGAATAGTTCGTTATCAGGCGATGTTAAATCAAAGTTACTACCAAGTCCAAATGGACTTAATATCTGATTAGTCTGTCCAAATCTTGTTGTGTATCTTGCATTTCCACTTACATCAACAGGTATAAATCCTGGCCTGTTATCAACGTGTTTGGGAGTTTCCTTGATTCTCGATACTATCAGTCGCATCCAATTCATTGGGATCAACGTAGATAACATTACCTTGAATATTCTTTAGAAAATTCTCCAGTCTTGAAAGAGGCATCTTATTGGGCTATGTACAAATTTTCTTCTGTTTTATTTATCAACTTGTGATTGTGTTGGGTGGGCCTGAAAACTTAGGATCATCATATCTTGGATTTACTGCATCAGGTTTATAATTTGGATCAGGATAATCAAAACAATTGTCACCCTGATACTCAGTTATGAGTGGATTAACATCTTTTCTCTCAGCATACACATGATAGAAACAATCAATTAGAATCTCATTAGTTAAGAAATCTTGATTTGCACCAAGTTCAATCACTACATACGAACTATTAAAGCTTTCAATCACAAGATTTTGATTCTTACCAATTGGTTGTAATTGAACTGTGATACTATCTTCATGAACAAGATCTTTCCAATAGTATGGCAGTTCAATGATGTTCTTACCTTTTAATCTACCACGATAATAAACTCCAACTTCGGGGCCTTCAATACATGCATAACGAAGGCGATGACCATCACCCTTTGTAGGATGTTTTATGTCAAATGGTTTTGGTTTGCTATCTGCAACACCAAATCTTGCTGCTACACTTCGAGGAGAAATAGCATCACATATTATATCTCCCTTTACATGTAAAGGGTCTTCTTTGCCTCCACTCACTTCCAATCCAAAATCAGTTTTATCGTCACCTTCGATTTTTACGTTACCATCAAACTTACCAGCTAACTTGACATCTAATTTTGGTTGTTGATCAAATGGTATTTGCTCACAAGAATCTGAACTTACATTCAATACCCCACTATAATCGTTACCAAACTGTTTTACATTTCCAAGTACAACAGGGCCATTTGCGACAAGAGTTCCAGTTGGTGATTGATCCTTTGTATCAATTTCCTGTGAGGTATCAAACGTTCCTACAACTATCTTATCTACTTGTTGTCTTGGAGAGTTTGACATTAAATAAATCCTCCGAATTGTTTTCCAAACTTCTTCGCAGTGTCCTCAAGATTCTTTTTGAGTTCTTTTTTATCAATCTTATCTTCAAACTCATTTGCAAAATCATCCATAGAAGTTTCAAAACTATTGAATATTCCCTTAAAACGATTTTGTAACTCTTCTGCTTCTTTTTGTACGTCCTCTAAAACTCCAGACTCTTCAAGTTGAGAACCAATACCTTCAGCAGTTTGTTGAAGATTACCAATAAGATTCTGAGCCTCCTCACTTTGAATAAATTCTACACCTTGTTGAAGTTGTTTTTCTACTTTAGGAATTAAATCTTTTCCTTTATTTTTGATAGATTTTAATTTTTCGCCTAGTTTTGGCAATTCTGTATTAAGTTGATTTATCATAGTTTTAATATTTGCTCCAAAGTCTATGTCAGCAGTATTAAATCCTAAATTAAAATTTGTTTTTTCTTTTTTTAAATTTGTTTGAGTATCAATTTCCTGTGTTGCTCTTACTAATATTTTTTCTGCTTGTTCTTTAATGTCTGGTGCTTTAATATCACATAATCTATTTGCACTAATTAAAACTTGACCATCCTTATTACCAGCACCATTTGCTTCAAGTATGATATTTCTTGCTCGAATTACAACATCACCATTTTCACAGACTTGAAAAATATCACCTCTTTGAGCGATAGTTTGATGTGCTGGAAGTTGAGTCGTGTCACCCTCCTCTCTGACTTTTAATCCCTTCCCAACAACATTCATTGCCATACCTGGCGTATTCATTACATACTTACCAGTTCCACGACCACCTTGACCACCTTTTCCCTGACCAGTATCGGCATAAAATCCCATACATTGACCTTCTTGCGTTAAGACCTGAAAGTTTGACATACCATGTATGCCATCCATGTCACCATTAGAACAGACGTACCTCTCATGTACCTCAGTTTCATAATTTTTTCCATCTTTGGGTGATAAATCTGCCATTTTTTTACTTTGTTATACAATCAATTACAGTTACAACAGCATCTTGAGTTATATCAGCAACCTGAGCTGCGTCATCAACTTTAGTAAATTCAAGAACTGGTGATAATCTTGCTAACGCTCCTGTGTCACTATTTATTCTTAATTTTGGTATTCGAGTGAATCCAAATCCAGCATTGACGATGTTAGCTCCTACTATTCTACCATCCACAACTTTTAATTCAATCTCTGCATCTTTAACACCACCAACAACTGTTGCTGTATCAGTTGGTTCATAACCAAAACCAGCGTTCTCAACGACAAGATCTGATAATGTAGTCACATATGATGTTTCACCAGAATAATTTTCATTTGGATCTGGAATCACTTCTTTCACGTTTCCTTCTATATCAGTTTCTGTTGTATTTGGTATGTATTCTTGACCACCATCTGTAATCACAACATCTGAAACTGATCCATCTTTAATACGAACATAACCTCCAGCACCGTAACCATTATCACAACCATCTACAAATGTGAGTGCTGGTGGGTCTGTGTATCCTGATCCTGGCTCAGTTATTGCAACACCAATTACCTGTCCAAGTGTATTTACAATTGCTTCACCACTTGCACCTTTACCATCTGGACTTCCAATGAAATCAACTCTTGGTGGGCCACATTTAAGAACATTAGTTTTACAATCAACTTTTGGAATTGATGGAATGCCACCGCCGAGTGATGGAACACTGATATCTGGAATCAAACCATCTACCATGTCTTGCAAACCCCCTGCTGCATTTTTAAGAGAATTTAACCCTGCAACGTCAAGTATATTACCAAATGCATCCTCTACATCTTTTGCAACTCCACCTTTTCCTGTGAATGTGCTATTAGTTGGTGGGCAATTCTGTCCATCACACTCAAGAGTATTGGAAACAATATTTGCAAACTTAATAGCTTTTGAGAATGTTGCACTTGGATTACCAATACCACCACCTGTAATATTGTTTAATTGAGCAAAAGTATCTCCCATGACTGTATCCATGATATTATTAAGCTGACCAAACATATCACCTAAAAAACTTTCAACAGCACAAAGAGGAACGTCTAACACCTTCCCCAACATATTCTCTAAACTTTTATTGAGATAATCTTTTAACTGTTCATTAATTTTTTCAAAATTACAAAATAATATATCATTCAAATTTTTAGAAGCTTCTGCTACACCTGATTGTAAAGTTATTGGAGTTTTATCTTTTAATTTTAAAGATAATTTATCCATCGCATCCTGTATCACAAATGAACGACCACGACGCAATAACTTTGACATTGAACTATGAATCTTGATTGAGGTTAATTTTATCTCCTCTGCCTTATTGAAGATACCACCATATAGAGGATCTATAGTTAAATCTCCAATATCTTCAACATTATTCATTTCTTTAGTAAATGATTTCAATGCATTTTTTATTTTTGATATCTCATTATCCTCACATGCAGTAGCGTTCTCAACTGTAACGTTTGTTTCTTTATTAACAACTTCTTGTCCAATAAGTCTTTTAGCTACAACAGCACCACCAACAATTGCGCCAAACGTCCGAAATTGTCTGCCCCAATTAGATTTTTTCTGTACTTTATCGAAACCAGCAGACTGTGCCACTTGTGGTGGTGTGTATGGTGTAAATTCTGTTTGTTTAAACGCATTAAATTGTCCATTTGTTAATCGATCTTTAACAAAGGCTTGTTTAAATAAAGTTCCAAATATTACTGGTTGTTGTGCATCATCACCATCAAAGAAAAATCCAACGACAACTTCACCACCTTGATAGTTCATGGTTTTACCTCGACCACCAGTACTTGAGACACCAGGCGGCATCAGAACATGCGCCATTGGTAGATCTTCATCTGGTAAATCAGCGTCACCACCATGATATCCTACAATACGAACACGAACTCGATGTGAATAAACATCTTTTCCGTCTTCACCTTGTTTTTTTTCTTGAGAATCTCCCCACTTTCCTTTCTCTGGATCGACAATTTGACCGATCCACCATACCATAGGGTCTCTTCCTATAAAGTTACTAGCTGCTGGATTATACATTTAATTAATCGTCATAGATTAAACACTCTGGTTCATCTGGATGGTTGTCACAAAATAATTCTAATGCATTTGGATCATGATGATCTCCTGCTGCAATCTCTTCCTTATGATGTTCTGCATACTCTTCGAGTTCGTGTAACTCTTCTTTAGCGTGTCTTCTCGCTGCTGGGTTTGCCTGTGGGTCATCGATAATTTTCTTATCGTGTTCCATGTGGTCTTCGATTGATTTCATAAGATTAGTTCTTTTTTACTATTTAAGCGGTAAAAGTATCACGAATTAGGGTTAGCTGCGTTTCCGCTTCACCAGCTCCCATTAAATGTCTTAATTCAGATATTAAGTATGTTCCACTTGGATCATTAGTTTTATCATTTCCTGTGTTATTTGTTGAGTCTCCTTCATCCTTCTTAAGAGGTAATTTAATTTTAATTGTTTTTCCGACTCTTAACGTCGTGTTCAATGGAATTGCGATACTTAATGATTGAGAGAATAATAAGTTATTTCTAATATAGGATTTATTTTGATAAACGGCAAGCTCACTCGCAGGCACAGTTTCATCTTTTTTTGACCCTTTTTGTGCAACTCCAAAATCATTAACACGAAGCATTAATCGAGTTGGATTATCTTCTAATTTATTTGGTAGTTTAACTGGTTTCTTTGGTTTTAAATCTTTATTGAGATTAAAATCAACAACCTCTGCTCCCTGATTTTCAATATCAACATATATCGTTTTATTAGCATACATGCCCATTCGACAATTCATACCAATATCATTTGTTTGATTAACTTGGTTTTGTAATATTTTAAAGGCTCCTACTTTAAAATCATCTGGTTTATCAGTATATGTATATTCTACTGGATCCTGTTCTAATAATTTTTCAATTGATTTAAAATGAAAACCATCTAAATCCTCATAAAATAAAAATCCAAAATCTGTAGTAGATGATTGTGTCTTCGGACATAACCATTGTATTGTATCAATTGGTCTCTTTAAATTACCTATAAATGCATAAGAGTTAGCTGCCTCATCTTTTTCTAATTTTTTCTTTGTCTTAATTCCTTTCGTATCATTCACTAATATTTCTTCAACAGTTTGTGAAACATTACCTTGAAATTTTTTATTTAATCGAGCAGTTTCATTAACGATTGTTTCAACTGAAATGAACTCCAAGGTTGCGACCTGTTTATTTGTTTCAGTTATCATGTTTCTAACTGAATTCAACATCATTTTATGATCATCTGTAATTTTAAATTTATCTACATCTCCATCTTGAATTGTTAAATTTATATATTCTCCGCCAGTGATTCCCTTTCGACCCAGCACCTGATCCACATCAATAAAAGAAATTGTCATTGAGATTGATGGACTTTCAATACTCTCAAAATAATTAATGATTGGATTACCACGAACGATATCATAATCTTCATCTAAAGAAGATCCCTCTGTAGGTCGTAAAAGACATTTGGTAATTTTAAACTGTGATTCGGCCATTATTGTATCATTCTAGCAATTTCGGGTGGTAATTTATTTGTGTTTGGATTTGTGGATAGATATTGATTCTTAACAGTTTTAATAAAAGGTATCGTTGTTGTAGTTGGTCTTATGATAGCCTGTGATGTATTTGCTGAATTTGCTGGTGCAATTGATGAATTATCATTCTTTGGTGTCACAGCATCAATAACTTTTCCTAAAAGTGATATGTTATCAGTTTCAGAAGATCCTTTATTGTCAAAATCAAATTCACCACCAGTTACAAAATCAGCAGCACCAGCAACAGTTGATAATGCTTTCTCACGGACTGACGATGAGATATTCTTAACCATGTTAAAAATACCCTTTCTACCTTCAGTCACGGCTTCAGTAACCTTATCTTTTGCATCTATTGTTGCATCAACAACAGTATCAGCTGTGCCTGTTACTGCATCAACCACAGTATCAGTTGTGCCTGTTACTGCATCAACAACATTATTTTTTGTCTCCGTAGCGAAATTTTTTGCAATATTAAATTTATCTTTAACAAACCCACCAATATTCTTAACTTTTTTCTTTGCACCATCCAGTAATTCAGTTCCTTTAGTCACAGCTTTATCTTTAACATTAACAACTAGATCTGTCACTTCTCCAATTTTTGTCTTTGTTGCATCAATTGTGTCTCCAGCAAAATCAAGAATTTGATCTTTTTTCTCTGATAAAAAATTACCAACTGAATCTTTAAGCTCATTAAATTTTGCACCTAGTTTGGCAGCCGTTTCTTGTGCAAATTTAACTGATGCATCATAACCTTCTCTTATTTTTTTACCGATTGCTGGTAGTAATTTAATTATTTCTTTACCTACAATTCCAAGAGCGATTGCACCAATTCCGACAGCCATCGCTGTTAAAAGCATTGGTGCGATAACAGGAATTAATGGTGCAGCTAATGCTATAATACCACCAACTGCAATTGCTTTTAGAAGACCTCCAAGGAAACCTCCAATACCTCCACCAACACTATCAACTGTTTTTGATTTTTCTGGGTCTGATGCAGTTTTTTTAGCTTGTTTTGGGATTGGTTGTCCTAGAGCAATTGCTCTGTCTCTTGCCTCCTTTTTTTGTTTTTCATCCTGAGCTTCAAATTTTTCATCGTCTTTTTTATCCTTCTCTAATTTATTCTCTAACACAATGTAATTTGCAATGTCCCGAATTTCGGTTTTCATTGCTTCAATTGTGACCGATAAACTATTAATTAGTGTTTTATTAGCTTGTATTGTATTTGCATTAAGTTTAGATTGTTCTAAAGCCTTGCCAGCCACGCCACCAACCTCTTCAGTTTTATCGAAGAAACTGTTAATGTCTATTTTTTTCTTCTCTTCATCCATACTGTCCAGCACCCTCTGCTTGTTGTCTCTTTAGATTTTCTTTTTCAATATATTCTGTAAGAAGAGAAACATAAACTTCTCTTTCCCAAGGCATCATATTTTCAAGCTCCGTCAAACTATATTTATGGTATTGCATGAGAGCGAAATTGATACGGAAATAAGATTCAAGATCCTCTCTTGCAATACTTAGGCGAAAAAATCAGCCAGACCCTCCAAAACTACACTTGATTTTTTCTTTGTGTTTGGATTCACAACTTCAATTGTATGAGATAATTTAGGCATTGTTGAAAAAAAGTTTTCTACTTTCTTGTATTGACTTGAATTTAATTGTTCAACAAAATCCATTCTTTCTTGAGGAGTATAATCTTTAGTATCCCACGCATCCTCACCAGTAAAAATTGTATCCATACAGTCAGCGACAACTCTAAAAGTTTTATCAACCAGAGTTTCAGCTTCATCATTTGTATCAAAATTACTTTCAATAAACTGATTTAAAGATGGGTATTTCATCCGAAGAGTCAGATTGTCATCAAGTTTAATATCTTTTGTATGACCCTTTGGTTTTGTGATTTTAATTTCATCTACAAAAATTGTGACTGGAACTTTTGTTTCTCCATCATCAGAGCATGTCACTGTAAGTTTGATATCCTCACCAATTGACTTAGCCCGAATATTAAGAAACAAATACTCAATATCAAAAGTGGGAAGAGTATCGACATCGATTCCTTTTGTGAGAATACATTTTTTTAACACTTCCTTCACAGCATTTGTGATTCCCATTTGATCTTTGGATTCTAATGCTATAATCAAAACCTTTTCTTCCTTCACAAGAAAGGGTCGATATCTAACTTTTTTATTTGATGAATGTAATTTTAACTCATAGGTTGGAGTTTCAATGGTAGGTAATGGCATAATATTTGACTCAGTATTTTATATAGGAGAGTTATTTTGAAGTATTTTGATTATAAAAACCTGAGCCAGCGTTCTCTGGTCTCTGTCTCAAATTTTTAAAGAAATTGGGTTTCTTATTAGTTTTTTCCATGTTAGATTCATAAAATCCTTTCTGGTTCTGTCGTCTTTCATCAGTTCGATTTATAATGTCTTTTGAAATTATTTCACCATCAGATGTGCTAATTGCTCTTCTTTGAACATCTGGATAATTAAATGATGTTTGAAATCTATCATAGGCTAATTGTATATTACATCTTAACACATTTGAATCACCATAGGCAACTCTCATTGATGTTAAATTAATTGGCCATGCATTGATAAATTCATAACTTGACATATTAGATTGATATGATGCTGCTCGTGATTCTTTTATGAAAGTATCCCTTTCAAATTTTGTCACATAAATTTTCTCTTTATAATCCTCTGGATAATTAAAAACTGCATATGCATTATTAGCACCTCTATTATTAGCAATCGGATTAATATATGTCATCCAAGTTTCTAAAACTTCTAAAATCACATGATCCGCATCAACATAAAAAGCAAGATTTAATGGCGGAAAGTTTCTAAGATTTGGAAATAACTCAGTAATACCTTGATGATTACCAGTTACTGAGGATTCTATAAAACTTGTGCCTGGAATTTCAGCTTGTGTGCATAATAAAGACATCTTTTGTTTAAAATCAGCACCCTGCGTTCTATTTTTACCAATTGAACTTAATGAACTTAGCCATGGCGAGGATAAATTCCCTCCACCAAATGAAAATTGAACCTCATAAAAGGTATCAAGAGACGGGCGTGCAATTGTATCTCTGACTCTATCAACGCTTCCTTTAAATATTTGATCTCTAGTTGGAATTCCCACGATAAATAAACGTAAGTTGTTATTACTATATATGAGCTATAAAGGAATATATAGGCCTTCTAATCCCAAAAAGTATAAAGGAGACTCAAAAAACATTGTTTATCGATCTCTTTGGGAAAGAAAGTTCATGAATTACTGCGATTTGAATGAAAATATACTTGAGTGGGCATCAGAAGAATTTTGGATACCATATAAAGATCCAACAACAAATCGAGTTCGTAGATATTTTCCTGACTTTTTTATTAAATATAAAGACAAAGACAGTAATATTCGTAGATCGGTAATTGAAGTGAAACCGATGAGAGAAACAAAAGAACCAAAAGCAACGAAAGGAAAATCAAGAAAAACACTGATTAATGAATCAATGACATACGCCAAGAATCAGGCAAAATGGAAGGCAGCAAGAGAGTTCTGTGATGATCGTAAATTAGAATTTAAAATTATGACCGAAAAAGAATTAGGAATCCGATGAGTATTCTTCAAAACATATTGAATAAAGTGAGTGATCAGGTGAATGAAGACTATTTTAGAAGTCAATTACTTGAGGAACTTGGATCTACGAGATTTGAAACTGATTATGCAGATACCGCTGGATTTGCACCTGGCGAGATGTATTTTTTTACATACTCAGCACAGACAAAACAACCTTATTATGACATGTATCCACTCGTATATGTGATTGAAATGCGAACAGGTGGTTTTCTAGGATGTAATCTTCACTATGTTCGTTTAACTCAAAGAGACGAACTTGCAATAAGCTTACTAAATAACTCTGCTCAGGGTGCAGTTGCAGTTCCTCCTATAACTCTACATAAATATCTCTATACAGGTGTGAGAGGAACACCATATCGTATTCCTAATAGTGAATGGTCGGATGTTGCACAATTACCGACTGAAAAATTTGTTGATATGAGAGGTATTCCAGTTCCAAGAGATCGAATTTACAACAAAGTATAATGTCAGAGAAACTTAGCAAAGAATATAACGTATCAATCTCGGTTGCTGGTAGTAAGGTTGCCTATCGTTTTGATGAAAACAATAATATCGTTGGTGTAGATGAAATAAGAGCAGACGGAAGCAGAAAACCAATTGAACCAGGCACAACTGATTTTCAAACTGCACTTGATAGTGATGATGCGTTGTATGCGTATAATATTAATAAGTATAAGGGTAGTGGAACCACTGATTCAGCAATAACTAAAGCGAATGATGAGGAGATAAATCAAAGTTATAGAAATGCAGATAAGTCCTTTAGAAATCAGGCATTCATATCTTCGGGTGGAACATCAAGTATCGCTCAATATACATCAAGAAAAAATGTAACATCATCAGGAACATATGTAGATCATGATGAAACTGCGGGCACTTATGGAAAAATGAATGTTAGTGATCCAAAAAGAAGTGAAATTTTTGCGTATCCATTAGATATTGATCCTCGTCAAGATCACATGAAAATTGTGAGATATGAATACCTTCGAGCAGATATAAATTTAAGTAAATCTGGTAACAGAAAAGAAGTTAGGAACAGGAAGGAGGGGAAAGTAACTGTTGCTGGTGATAGTGTAATTGGTAGTAATCCAATGGGTAGTATTTTACTACCAATGCCAAAAGTAACAGATGTGAATGGTGTTGAGTGGGGAAAAAGTGAATTGAATATTAATGGACTCACAGCTCTTGGTGCTGCAGAAAGTTTTTTAAGTGGTATAAATTCACAGGCTCGAGCAGATGGTATTTCTCAGGAACAAGCGAAAAGACAATTTGAGGCAAAATTAGCTCAGGAACGTGGAAGAGCACCAGATTCATTCATGACGTTAGGACAAACGATGGCCACGAACATGACTCTTAAAACTGCTAGTTTTTT